AAAGTTGACTACCACTGGTTCACCGCCACCATTCATTGGTGTAATGTTTGCTGGACCACTGATAATTTCTGGACCTGCTTCACCTACAACACCGATTTTGTTTGCTGGTAGATAACCACCATCTGCGAAGAAACCGCCAAATAGGTTGCCAAAGAAACCGCTTATGCCACTCCATAGACCGCTAAACATGCCACCTAGTCCAGAGAATAGTCCACCTCCCATTCCTGGCATCATTGGACCCTGCATTGGTTTGAATAGTCCACCTAGACCGCTCATAAGACCGCCTAGTAGTCCACCGCCGCCCATGCCGCCGCCCATGCCGCCTAGACCTTGCATTTGACTTGCCAGTGTTGGAACAACTTTGTTTGTCATTCACATCCAGTTAGTCATTTGGTCAATCATAGGTTGGATTAGCATCTTTTCAATGATCTGCTCTATAACACGCTTACTAAAGTCTTTTAGGAAGTCTGCTAGACTGTTGAATGCGCCTTTGCCTTCCATGATACCTTTTGTGATACTGCTTGCCATGTTCTTACTCATCTCATCCCATTGATCGGTGATCAGATCAGTCATTGTTGCGCTCTCACGGTATAAATCATCAAACCCACGGCGTGATTCTCTTAAACTGCGAGCTAGGGTATCTGCCGAGATGCCATATTGGTCTGCCAAGTCTTGAACACCATTTTCACTTCTTAGTAGGTCATTGATCTGGTTAAACTGTTTTTGTTCATCTTGTAGTGTTTTTGCGATGTCAACTCCGGCATTGCTTCTTTCTAATATAGCATCTATCTGTTCTTTTAGTGATTCTGTTAGTCTTTCAACACTTATGCCTGTTGATTTTGATAAACTGTCAACATTTGCCAAACTCTTTTGTAGGTTTTTAAGTTCACGGTCTTCTGTTTTAAGTTGTTCAATTAGTCTGCCAGTTGCTGTCTCCAGATATGACTTTCTTGCTGCCTCATCTTCATCTGCTTTCCTATCTCTATCACTCATAGTTCTTGTTCTGCCATACTGCATGTATGCTGCAAATGTTCGCTGCTGATATTGTTCTTGGGTTTCAAGTTCCTCTTGAAGTGCTTGTGTTCGGAAGTAACCGTATTGTATGTATGCTCTTTTTAGTTTCTCAAGGTATGCTTCTTCTTTCTCTCGGAATTCTTTTGCGCCTTGGATTCTAAGAGCACCGTACTGTTTGTATGCCTGTAGATTTTTTGCCTCAGTTTCTTCTTCTTCTCTTTGGATTTCTATTGCTGCTCTTGTTCTAAGGAACCCATACTGTTTGTATGCCTGTATACTCCTTGCCTGAGCTTGTTTTTGTTTTTCTAGTTCTTCTTGTTGACCTCTTGATCTAAGGAATCCATATTGAGCATATGCCGCTTTCTGTCTGTCCAGTTCGGCAATTTCTTTTTCATGCTGATCTTTCAATGCCTGCATGCGTGTGTTTCCATAAAGCGAATATGCCTGTATGTTTCTGTTTTGTATTTCTTCTTCTTTTTGATTCTGCTCTCTCAATGCCTGTAGGCGTGTGTTTCCATAAAGCGCATATGCCTGTGTGTTTCTGGTTTGTATGTCTGCTTCTTTTTTGTTTTGATCTTTCAATGCCTGTAGGCGTGTGTTTCCATAAAGCGCATATCCCTGTAGTCTTAGTGCCTCTAGTCTCTCTACCTCTGCGATATTCTTCTTTTGCTGTTCAATAAGATCATTGAACAGTTGGGTATATTGATCGCGACCACGGACAGTATCAAAATTATCACCCATTCTTGCTTTATTGAATGCCTCTTGTAGATCATACATCATTTGTGATGTTTCTGCTACACGCTGTTTTGCTTTGTCTAGTGGTGATACAAATGTTTCCTGAATTTTTTCCTTGGCTGGCGACATTTTAGCAAGACCATTTTGAATTTCGGTAAACAGTTCTTTGTATGTTTTGATCACAGGTGCTTCTGGTGAATCTAATCCTATAGTATCCGCAATCTTTGTTTTAAGTTTGTCCCAACTATTGTCTGCTGCAGCATCTTTTGCTAAATTTTTAAGTTGTTTACTTTGCTCTCTCAATAAATCAACAGTTGATTTAGTTGTGTTTGACACTGATCTTGATTCTGTATCATATTCTTTTAAGAATATAAGTGAACCATCTTCATATGAACGGCGTTGTTTCTCAAGTTTTTCAAGTTCTTTGCGTAACTCAAGAATCCTCTTCCCACCTTTTCTCAGTGGTGCTTCAATTCCTGTAAATGGATTTATACCAGTTGTATATGGACCATACATTTCTTCAAGTAATTGAAGTTCACCTTTAATTGATGCTATCTCATGTCCAAGTTCAGACAGTGGGTTTTTACCGCCTTCCATTCTAAAGTCTATGCCTATAAGTTCAGTAGGCAATGCCACAAGAATCTTGTTCAATGTGTTGATCGCAGTGCGTAATTGGTTCACAAAGGCATCAATCACACCACTAAATGTTTCTATGAAAGTTGCCAAACCCTCCAAGAACTTACTGCTCATTGTTCTGGCAAATGCTTCCATGCCTCCAGAATCTTGAACTGCTTTGTTGATCTTTTCTCTTAGGTTTTTTGCGAAATCTTCTAGTGGTTTTGCTAAACTGCCAAAGAATTGTAGACCAAACCCTTTACCAAAATCTGTCAGGTCTGCTAGGGCATCTTTTGCTTTTGCTGCCTTTGCTGCCAGTTCATCACCTACAACTATACCTGCTTCTCTTGCTTTTTTGCGGATATTATCTATTTCTTCGGCACTCATTTTGGCAACATTGATGAATGCGACACCTTCTGTATCAAACGCGCCCATTGCGTTTGCCAATTGTTGTGTTTCTGTGCCTGTGTTTGCTAGTTTTCCAATGAATTCTTCAAATACTTCAGTGCCATCGCGGAAGTTTCCGTTAGCATCTTTCATTGAGATACCCAAGCGTTCTAATGGTTTTACTAGTTCGCCTGTTCCTAACTGTGCTTGACCCAATCTTCTTAAGAAACGCTGTAGACCAATCTCAAATTGTTCTGTGCTCAATCCTGCTCTATCTGCTACTGCACCGTACTCACTGATGAATTTTGTGCTTACACCTAGTTTTGAACTTGCTTTATTCAATCTATCCAGTGCGTTTAGACTCTTTGCTCCAAACACTACAAAAGCAGCAGTAGATGCTGCTACTGCTGCTGTTAGTGACTTAACACTTCCTGTTGCTACACTTAGTGTCTTTGATCCAATTGCGCTGCCAACATTCTTCATCGCTCTGGCAGCCTTCATGCTCTTAGATTCTGTGCGTTCTAGAACATTGTTTATCTTTTTGAGTTCTCTTGATGCCTTGTCATTTGCTTCAATGATGATTTCATATCTGTTTGCCATTAGCGTTTCCTCTGTTGTTGCTTCATAAGTTGCGCTTTTCTCTCATAGTATTTAGACCATGCGCGAATTTCGAGTCCACTGACCTTGATCATTAGTTCTGACACAGGCATGTGTAATTGTTCTGCTAATTGAAACAAGAAGAATATCTCCTTGTCTTTTATTAGTTTCCCAAGTCTCCCTCTAAATCTTCTACTTCATTGTTCATTTCATTTACAACGCGTAGAATAACTGCTGGGTCAACACGGTTCATCAATGTTGCCTTGTCTGCTGGTGAGAATACACGCTTGCCATCTTGGTCACATGCTCTTGTGATCAATGATTCTACAAGTGCTTCTACCTGCTTACCTTCACTGTGTAATTGGATAACTTTTTGTTCCTGTGCGAAACTTACTGCTGGTTTGAAATAAAGTGTTGTTTCCCATTCTGGAACTTCTACTGCTCTCATGTTTTGTGAAATAACATCTTTGAAGTGTGCTGTTGCTTTGTCTATAACGCTCATTTTAGTCTCCTTGTGCGCTTAAATGCGGGTTCTACAATACCTCTTGGTGCTTGTGAACTCCAACCGTCATCCAATACTCCACTGTATTCAACGCGGTTATCTAATAGTGGACTCTTTTGGTCTATTTCTGCTTTTCTGGGTTTTCTCCAACCCTTTCTTGCTCTACCTGTGTCCACTGGGGTGATTAGTTTTAGTTGATAGTTTAGATCATCAACCATGCTGTTAAAGTCACGGCCAATTTCCTGATCCAATGTATTTAGAACTTGTTTCATTCTCTTGGCCATGACAATTTCTCCTAGACTACTCTTATGAGTTGTCTACTTCTGCGCGTGTTAGTGCGCCTGTGCCTTGGAAAGTAACAGTTGCTGTTACATTATCCTCAGTCGCTGCTGTGATCTCAAGACCAGTAACAATAATGTCACCTTTGATTTCCCAGTCAGTTGCTGTGCCTTCGCCTGCTGGATAAAGAACCATTGAATATTCTTCACCAACATCTAGTGCTGCGTCTTGTTCACTTCCTTCATACCAAATAACATCAATAGAACCGTCAAATCCTTTCAATGTTGTTTTGTATTCACGGAAACTTCCAGTTGTATCAAAGTGTGTGCACTCTGTTGTATCTGCTGTTTCATTTACTGTGTATGATGTGATTTGTGCTACTGAAACTTCTGAACCTGAAGTTCCAACTTTCAACACACCGTCTCTGCCTGCTGTGCATGCCATAGTAATTTCTCCTATATGGTATAACAATATCTAGAGAAGACCGTCATCCTAATAGATGCATGTGGTGCGCCCTCTCCGACTTCTATGTTTTCAATTCTTGAGATATACATCTCGCTTACAAGTGCCTGAAGATCAGTATCTTCCATCAATGTTTTTTCAATCGCTGCCATAACTACATTGCGTTGTTTATCGCGCTCTTTACCATTTACACTTACAACCAGTTCAGTTTCAAATTCAGATTCATACATAGTCTGGGTGATAGG